CTTCGAAGTGTATGCTGATGATCTCACAGGCAAGGACGTGCTTATCCTAGACGACCTATGTGACGCTGGAGGGACTTTTATAGGTCTTGCTAAGAAGCTTCGTGAGAAAGGCGCAGCTAAAGTTACGCTTTACGTGACCCACGGAATGTTTACGAAGGGTGTAAAAATTCTTCTAGAATCTATTGACGAAGTGTGGTGTTATAACTATCATGGGCCAGATGAAGATAGATCCCTAGTCAATCAAGTGGAGTTATTCTTAGAATGAAAAAGGATGAAGAAATGAAAGATGAAGATTTTAGCTTTAACATAGACTACGCAAGGTCTCGTGGAATCACTGAGCCAGAACTTCTAGCGATGGATGCTATCTACGTCTATTTGTTCTGTGTACTTAGAAAACCGTTTCATCAATTTGACACCCACAAAGAAGTTGTTGATGTCATTCAGGCTATGGAGTATACTCTACAACTGTTCTGGAAGTTTCCACTGACAGCTGAGAAGCACTCCTACTGGTATCAAGTAGCTGCTTGCCGCTGTCCTAAGATGGACAACTCAGACCCAATGTACAGCGGGCGTAGGATTATTAACATGGACTGTGAATTTCATGGAGGTAAGCAATGAAATATACCGATGGAAATCTACTAGACCTTGCCGAGCAGGGGAAGTTTGATGTTATTGTTCATGGTGCAAATTGCCACAACACTTTTGGCGCTGGCATTGCCTTCCAGATAAAGAATCGCTACCCTAAGGCCTACCTTGCAGATCAAATGACGCAAGCTGGTGATGAAGATAAGCTGGGTAAGTTTACTCAGGCTTATATTTCAGGCTTTAAGTCTAACCCAACAACAATCAAAGGTTTACATAATAAAGCTTACAACTTTACTATTATAAATGCCTACACACAGTACGGCTTTTTACCGAGAAACGTTGTCAATGTTGACTACGATGCTATCGAGAATGTATTCAAACAGATTAAATTGCTGTATGATATGAATCCTCAGGCACCTTGCCGAATCGGAATACCAATGATTGGTGCTGGGCTCGCAGGAGGTGACTGGAAATTAATCGAAGAAATCATTGACAAGATTGGGTTCAGTGATTTAACCTGTGTTATCTACAAACCTTAAGGGAGATAAGCATGGAGTCATTTGAAGCTTGGGCTTGGCAACAAATTATGGTAAAAGGTCACAGCGTAGTCTCTGTGAAGAATACAGAAGGTATCAACGTTAAGTGGGTCAACACGACTACAGGTGAGGAATTTATAACTAGTTTTGAGGGAGAAAATAATGAAGCTTAACCCGCTAACAACTTGTGATTTTTATAAGGTCTCTCACAGAGAAATGTATCCAGAAGGTACTGAGCTTGTCTACAGTAACTTTACACCACGTTCTACTCGACTTTTCCCTACTGTAAAATCAGTAACAGATAATCGTGTTGTCTTTGTGGGCTTGCAAGGATTTATTCAATGGTTCTTGATCGACGTATTTGATGATGGATTCTTTGATCTTCCAAAGGGACGTGTTATCGACGCCTACAAGCGCCGTATGGATAACGCCCTCGGTGCTGGTATGGTTAGCACAGAACACCTTGAAGCTTTGCACGACCTAGGCTACTTGCCTCTGGAAATTATGGCACTGCCAGAAGGCTCTAAGGTTGACCCAAAGGTTCCTGTTTACACTGTTTACAATACACTCCCAGAATTTTATTGGTTGGTTAATTATCTGGAAACTGTTTTCAGTAACTCTATCTGGAAGCCAATGGTTGCAGCTACTACAGCTTACCGTTACCGTCAGGTTGTAGAGAAGTATCTAGACCTTACAGGTGTCCCTAAAGAACTTGCAGGCATTCTTGTACATGATTTTAGCTGTCGTGGTTTGTCTGGGCCTTACGATGCTCAATCAACTGGTATGAGTCACCTTGTGTTCTTTGAAGGCACCGATACAATCTCTGCTATTGATTACGCAGAAGAATACTATGGCGCAGACAGCGATACAGAGTTGGTAGGTTGCAGCGTTCCAGCTTGTTATGATGGGGATACTGAAGTTTTAACCGAAAAGGGTTTTGTACGGTTTGAAGACTTAGGGGAGACTAGCCGGGTTGCCCAGTACCATGAAGACGGGACTATTGACTTTGTGGAGCCTACTACGTATTACAAAATGCCATACAAAGGGGATATGATAGAGTTCTCTAAGTCTGGACACAACTATGTGGACGCTCTTGTAACCCCAAAACACAAGATGGTTCGCCTGAAGAATGGTGCCGTGAGTCTTTTCGAGGCAGGGGATTTTTCCTATAGAAATCGCAATGGGTACAGTCACCGAAACTCTATTATTGTGTCTGGAAAAACGAGAGAGTCAAGTTCAAAATTCTCAGAGCTAGACAGGCTTAGGGTGGCCTTTCAGGCAGACGGGAGCTTTCCTTCAAGGGCAGAGTCCTACAAGTCCGGACAAGTAAGATTCTCCTTAAAGAAGGAGAGAAAGAAAATTAGGCTGGAGGGTATACTAAAGGAGTTGGGGTATAAGTACACTAGGAGTGACTATGACAATGGTTACACCTCCTTCTGGATTAACCCTGAAAATACCGCAGAATTTCAGAAGGACTTTGAGTGGGTTTCCTTGGGCAAGTCGCCTGAGTGGTATGAAGATTTTGTAAGTGAGTTGGCATATTGGGATGGTTGTTTTAAAAATAATTGTGTTGTCTATAGCAGCACTCAAAAGTCTTGTGTAGATAAGGTTCAAGCAGTTTGTTCAGTTTCCAGAAGGAAGGGGCAGGTATCTATGTATGAAGATAAGAGAGGAGACTCAGTGCGCCTTCCTATCTACACCATAACGATCCAGAAAGACAAAACCACGATCTCTGGGCATAGGGTTAGTAGGGCTGTTAGAGATTTTAATGGAGTAGTCTACTGCGTCTCCGTCCCAACCAAGATGCTTGTAGTTCGGAGAAGTGGGTGCGTTATGGTTTGTGGTAACACAGAGCATTCGGTCATGTGTATGGGCGGCAAAGAAACTGAACTCGAAACATTCCGCCGACTGATTAAGCTACACCCAGAAGGTGTTTTGGCAATTGTTTCAGACACTTGGGACTTCTGGAAAGTAATCACTGAGTTTGCAGCAGAGCTCAAGGATGAAATTGAAGCACGTCAGCCTAATGCTCTTGGTTTGGCTAAGGTTGTGTTCCGTCCAGATAGCGGCAACCCTGTTGATATACTTTGTGGTATTGAGGTAGAAGATTTCAGTGGAGTAGAACTAGAGTATCTATCTGATTACATCGCAGATTATCTTAGTGATAAGGTTAGCGAGGAAACACCACACGGTGAATGTGGGCCAGACAGTGTGACGGAAATTATAAAGTATGGCGACAGCTACTACGAGGCTACCTGTAAGTTTTTCTGGAACCGTCACGATAAGCAATACTACTACTTAGATTCTGTCGAAGATACAACACTAAAGGGTGCTACACTAACACCAGAACAGAAGGGAGCTGTACAATGCCTCTACGAGACGTTTGGTGGCAGTGTTACAGACACAGGGCATATCCTACTGAATGAGCGTGTAGGCCTTATCTACGGCGACTCTATCACCCTTGAGCGTTGCGAAGCTATCTGTCAGCGTCTGATGGATAAAGGTTTTGCTACAGGTAACGTTGTGTTTGGTGTTGGTAGCTATACTTATCAATACGTTACCCGAGATACTGTCGGTGGAGCTATGAAGGCAACCTACGGTGTTATCAACGGCGAAGGTATTGAGATTTACAAAGACCCTAAGACAGACTCCGGCGAGAAGAAAAGCGCAAAAGGTCTGCTAGTTGTCGAGGAAGTTGATGGGCCTTCAGACACACGTTTTAAGCTTAAAGATCAAGCAACTTGGGAGCAAGTCTACGGTAAAGACAACGCAATGCGGGTAGTTTATCGGAACGGTCGCTTGACAGAGTTTGATAACCTTGCTACTATTCGCAACCTAGCTAGAGCCTAACAAAGGAGAAGTATGAGCAAACAGGAAGGTCAAACCTTTAAAACACATCTGCCATGCCCCCACGAGGGGTGTGGTTCTTCGGATGGTGCCTCTCTCTACAAGAAAGTAGACGACAAGGGTAAGGAATTCATAGACGGTTATTGCTTTGTCTGCGGAGACGATGGCAAAGGTTACATTTCACCTAAGGTAGTTGCTGAGTTTTACGGCGAAGACTTTGATGGTGGAGAATTTAACAATGAACCAGCGGAGGTTGATGAACTTGTGTTAGAAAAACTAGAAGATATTTTAAAGCTCGAATGCCGTGGCGAGCGTAAGCGTAAGCTTAAGATTCCAGTTAATGAGCTATACGGTGTTCGTACAGAATTTGATACAGCCGGTAAGTCAGTTAAGCGATACTATCCGGGGACTGAGGAAGGTGTTATCACAGGCTACAAGACACGTAACCTCACTGTACCTAAAAGCGATAAGCATCACTTCTCTGTTATCGGCAGCATAAAGAATAAGAATGAAATGTTTGGTCAACACCTTTATCAAAAGGGTGGTAAGTTTCTTATCATCGTAGGTGGTGAGGAAGATGCGCTGGCTATGAAGCAGACGATGATGGAGAAAAACCCAAAGTACGACACCGCTGTTGTGTCACCACTTACCGGCGAACCTTCACTAGATAAGCAGATCAAAGAGAACTACGATTGGGTTACCTCGTTCGACTGCGTAATTATTATGATGGATAACGATGAACCGGGCAAGAAGGCTGCTGACAAGGCCGCTAAGGTGCTTAAGCCGGGACAAGCACACATTGCAGAGCTTCGTCTAAACGACCCTTGTGACTACGTTAAGGCAGGCCTAGAGGATGAACTCTATCAGGCATTTTGGACAGCTTACAATAAAGGCAAGTATACACCTGCTGGTGTTGTAGGTAGTAGCCAGACTTACGAAGCCTTGATGGAACGCGCTAACTGGATTAAGTTGCCTCTACCTGACTTTGCTGTTGAGTTACAGCGCATGATGAATGGTGGCTTTGCCTTTGGCGAAATCATTAACATTGTTGCTGCATCCTCTGTTGGTAAGACAACTGTTG